AAGAGCGAATCTCATCCAGATAAGTTTCTGCCGCATTTCGACAAAGACTTTAAGTCTGCGTGCGAAGAATGGAAAGCAGGATACGAAAAGTGGAAAACGGAACCAAGAGACGACTGCGAATACTGGGAGTGGGATACTCCACCGGATCGAGATTACTACCGGCCAGCATGGACCGACGAAGAGCGAACGCATTTAATGCTGTACTCGACGACCACGGAAGGAACTCCAATGTCCCCGGCGTTTGCGACACCAGAAGAATTGGCAAGATACCTAGCCGACAACAAGGTGTCTTCGTTTGGAAGCTTCACGGCAACTTATGAGGAATGGCTCAAATTCTGCTATGACGAATCACCAGCTCCATCCCTGGTGGTAAAAAATGGCGTGATGGCTTCCGGGGTACAGGCAATCTAGCAATCTGAAAATCATGCTACCAGACATATCCGAAATCATTCAGGAAACGAATCGCAAGTTCAATGAAATGTTTAGCGACATTGATATTCCGCATCGGCGTTGCTTGCACTGGGCTGTGGTAACTTGCATGGTTCTGAGAGAGCACGGACACCGAGCTTGCATCAATGCAGGAACAGCGAACTTCCGAGCAAACTACCTGCCGGACCCATACCCTACTCACATCGGATTCTTCTGGCAAAACGAATCGCCAAGGCAACTTGCAGCGCGGGTAATGTCAGGCAGCCTCCCTGAGATGCACTGCTGGGCGGTGATTCCAGAGCTGAGGATGATTATCGATCCGACTGTCCAGTTCCTGAAAACAATTGCTGAGGAATCAGGGATCGAATGGGCTTTTGGGGATCCGGGTACCGATCAATGGTTAGTTTCGTCTGATCCAAGCCATGACTATCGGTACGAAGCAAATCATTTGGCCTGTGTGCTTGCGGATCACTTAGCAGGACAGATCCTCGTTGCGCACCTAGAAGCTCGACGAGTCAGCGAACCGCATAACGTCCTCTGAATTCAGCGTGACAAATCCTAGTCCAGTCCAAGCCATAATCCCGACAGCGATGTGAACCAAGTTCGCCGGTGTGTCGGATGAGTCGATCGACATAAGGGAGACGATCGGCCGCTCGGACTGGACGCCGTAAAGATACCGGGCCGCATCGCGCTTCATGCAGACGCCTTCTAATTTTGCGACGTTGCTTTTTTCTGCACAGTTTCTAGCCCACTCGACGGTCGAGTAGTTCACGCCGTTGATGATTTCGACCTGTAGATCGTACCGATGCAGGATGCTCTTGGGTGTTGGCCGGCGCTCGAAGAAGTACGACGATTCGGCAATCGTAATGTACCCCTGGGGGGTTTCATGGTACTTGATTGGGGGGATGGTAAGCTGATCGATTCGGCGTTTGAGTCCCTTATCGTATTGCCAGCGGTGACGACCGGAGAGATGGGCTATGACGGTATTGCGGCTTAGGCCGAGTGTGGATGCAATCTGCTTTTTCGGGTATCCTCGGTGGGCTTGGAAGTGGATCTGATAGATGGTCTGGTTGTCGCATCGCATGGTGAGCAACTCCGGGCTAGTATTGCGGTGAGGGAAAAACCATGAACAAGATCGTCGAAACGCTGCAAGAGTCTCAAAGTCTAATCGAATCCTGGGGCGATGTCATTGACGTCACGGAGTTCATGACCGACACGCCGGGTTTCTTCCAGGCGAACTCCCTGGGCGTTTACACGCAGATTTACGACCGGGCCGATGGTCGGTACAGGCCGGTCTACACGAACGAATCGGACCTGAAAATCATCCGGGCGATGGGCTGGCTGCTTGTCGAGCGGGTTCCGATGGCCCAAGCCTGGATCAACCGGCTGCTGGATTACACGATCGGGACGGGGTTTGACTGGACGATCAAGGCCAGCGATAAGCGACTGGAAAAGGCGATCCAAGCCTATGTGCGCGAAACCCTGGACAACTCGAAGTGGTCCTCGGAACTGGAGCGCGAGAGCTACGCCAGGGAGGTCGGGGAAGGGGAATGCCTGATCGAGCACGTTTACGAAAACGGCCAATGCTTGGCGATTGTTTGCGAGGCCGACGAGCTGACCGAACCGGCTGCGAAGAACGAGCTCGAAGACTGGATCGGAATCGATTACGTGCCGTCCTGGAGCTTCGGAGTTTTGACCCGAGAAAACCGTCCGCAGAATCCGATCGGGTATCACTTCGTACGAAACGCAACCGGAACGGATTGGGATTACGTGACGGCCGACAGGGTATCTCACTGGAAGCGAAACGTCCGGTCGCGAGCCAAGCGAGGGTTCAGCGACTTCTACAAGCCGCACCTGTACTTGCTCAGGGCCGATAGGGTGCTGACCAACACGGCAGAGGGAGCAGCGACCCAAGCGGCGATTGCGTACATCGTGGAGCACAAGGACAGCCAGCAACGGCAAGCAGAAAATATCATCAAGCGGTTCTCAGCTCCGACCGGTCGAGTCGACCCGATGACCGGGATCATGGAACGCAAACGGAAGATGAAACCGGGGACACGGTTGGACGTTCCCGAAGGGCAAACGTACAAGGCCGGTCTGCTGGGTGCGAACAACTCAGGGATCTACATCGAGGTAATGGAGGCCGCTTTAAGGCTTGCCGGCTCGGTTCATGCCTTCGTCGAGGGGATGCTGACTGGATCTTACTCAAACAACAATTTCGCCTCTGCGCTGGTGGCCGAAGGTCCGTTCATGCAGGGGAGGCTTGCCGAGCAGAGTCAACGCAAAGAGCGGATGCGTGAAATGATCTTGAAGATGATTCGCCTGGGGGCCGGTAAGAGGCGTTTTGCGGCTGTGGGGTATGAATCCTGGGATTCGATCCGGGATGCGATTACCGTCGAAGTCATCCCCTCAAGGATCGTCCCGATGGACCCGCTCAAGACTGCACAAGCTTTGGCGATCCAGAAGCAGAACGGTTGGGTCTCGGACAAGACCTGCATCAACGAACTTGGGCGGGATCCAGACACCGAAACGGCCAATGGACTCAAGATCGGTGGCGCGGAGAATCAACCCGGTGCCGGTGGTCAACCAGAAGCAGAAACCAACGAAAAGACAGGTGCAGCGGTTTCGGATCTTGGAAACGTTTCCAAAACCGAACAGGAGCAAGGCGGCGAATGGCTCGGGATAACCACGGTTCAATGGCGGCGAAACCGCAAGGCAATCACTGACGTTCTGACTGATTTTGCCAGGGGCAAGCTCAAGCGGAATGTCGCGAAGGTGCTGCTTCGATCGATCGGGATTCCAGACAGGGGAATCGAGACCATTCTGGACGACGCATCGGACGGTCAAATCGATTCGATGCCACAAATGGAATCACTGACCGAGGCCGAACGCAAGACGCTCAACAAGCCGTTCCGGACCTCCGGGGGACCGAAGAAGTTTTCGGTCTACGTGAAGAACCAAAAAGGCAACGTCGTGAAGGTCAACTTCGGTGATCCAAAAATGCGGATCAAGCGCGACGACCCTGGAAGCCGTCGAGGGTTCCGGGCTCGGCACAACTGCCAAGACCCGGGGCCGAAGTGGAAGGCTCGATACTGGTCCTGTCGAATGTGGTCGAAGCCAAGCGTGACGAAGATCCTCAAGGAGTCCTTGGAGACCGGGGAGATTGGCTGGGACGGCAGGACGTTCGTTCGGGAGTCCTGGTTGTACAGGCAGAACCCAAGGCTGCTGGAGGTGCGCGACGGGGACGGTGACGGAAAAATCAACGACGGCAAGCCTAGCGAGGCTCCTGCGGAAAAAAAGGACAAAAAACAAAATGGAGAACTGCGTCAAATTCCGAAAGTGGAAATTTCTGAGGAAGTGAAGCAAAACCTTCTGCGGTCTGGACACAGCCCGTTTAGTGGCGAAGGCTTGCTAGCAAAAGAACTACGTCGAGCCGGTGCGAGCGACGAAGGAATAAAGCAATTCGAGCAGTTAGTAGATGCTCATCGTCATGGGGGTGACTCACAAACGTATGCTGACAAGCAGTTCGCAGAAAATCTACGGATGGACAACGACCTGGGGTCAGCTATTCGGGCGAACATTGCAATTCAAGAAGCAACGATCGAGGCATGGAATCAAGGGCTCGGGCAGCAGTATCTTAACAAGCTTGCTAAAAACGCAATGCGAGACGTTGAGTGGAGACACAAAAACGGATATATCGACACAGAAGAATATCCAACACCGCAGGCGTATTTCGACGCAAGAGTTTCTAACGAGTACAAATTTGAACCAATGCGTTTTTATCGCAAGGGTGGTGAAAAAGATGTAATGCCAACGAGCACGAACGCTGAGGGCGGACAGGCTCATACCGTCGTGGGGACTGGAAGCCAACCGAAGTTCACTCCAGATCGATCGTGGTCGTATGATGAGCTTCAAGCCAAAGGATACCGAGTGCTCGGTGGTTTCGGGCAACAATTCGGATATTCTGGAGAAGCTGAAATCACTTGGATAAAAGCAGGAGAATCAAAAAAGGAATCATTCCAAGAGGCCAAAGACGGGGACGGCGACGGTCTGATCGATGATGGTAAGCCCACACAGCGACCAGCACCGCCGAAGGAAAAGAAGGCTTATGGCAAGAAATCCCCTGGATTGAAAGACGCCGCTGCGTTGTCGCTTATGAGCTTTTCTGAGCTAGAAAAGTTTGAACGCAGTGTTCGAATGAATCGAATCCGGATGAAGTCTGAGGACTATGTGACGCAAATGAAAGACGTTGCATTGACTCGCTGGCAAAAGCACAAAGAGCACCCGGAGTACGTTAGACTTACTGGCCTGATGGAACGTGCCGCAGCAGGAGAGACGTTTGACGAAGTGCAGGGCTCGGGCATGAGTGCTTCTGAGTACTTCTCTAGCAAGCGAGCAGAGTTCAAACTCAGTGCCTCAGAAGAATTTTTTAAGGCAAATCGAGCAAAACATATCGCGGAGCATGCTAAGGGGGTTCGCAACGCGCTCAAGGACAAGCGGGAAGTACCGGACGATATCCTGCGTGAGTACTTGCAGTCAGATTGGATGCCAAAGGACATTCGAGATCGTCTACTGGGTTCCTCGGAGAAGGATGCTGAACCCCCGAAGCCAGACAAAGAGCCTAAGAAGGAGGTCAAGGGCAAAGAAGATGAGGGCTTGAAGATAGAAAAAGCCAAGCCTGCACTACAGAACGAAACTCAAGAGAGGTTCTATCGACGCGAGATCGATTCATTTACGACCGCCGAAAGCCAAAATGAAGCTCGACAAAGGATCAAGACGCTAGCGAATGATTCAGAGATCGGTGGGCTTTCAAAAAAGATGGGCGCGATAGGAGGCGCGCGACAAGCTGAGGCCAAGAAGCTCCAAACTGAAAGGGAAGACTTGGTATGGAAGGCTAGGGCAGAAAGAGACGAGGATCAATCGGTCATTGAAAAGATGATCGAAAGCAATGCCCCTGAAAGCGAGATTAAAGCAAAGGAAGCTCAAAAAAGGCAGTCTTACCAAGAAAAAATCAACGCTGCATTTATTGTGTTCGAAAAGAAAAAGCGCGACTTGAAAGAGAAAGGATTGAAAGACATTGTCGCGGAGCTATCTGTCCCAGAAGACCAAAGGCTGGATCTTTCCACCAAAGTATCATTCAAAAAGCAAAAGCGCAAAACACAGTCAGGAGCTGATGTATCGGCTGAGGAAATGAACCAAAGGGTAGATGAAGCTAGGGAGATGATCAGCAAAATCACGGCTAAGCGTCCAGGTCTTGCTAGCGCTGAAGTGCAAATCGAAATCGACCCTAAAAACAAGAGAGCTTTTTACAGTTTAGCTCGAAAAACTGTTGTCGTCGGTCCAACCTCTGGCGTTAGCACTATAGCGCATGAAATCGGTCATGCGTTGGAAATCCAAGAGCAAGGCCAGACTACGAGGTCGAAATCATGGCTGGCCGTAGCAAACGAAGGTGGAACAGTTAAAACGATAGGAAGCAATTCGAAGCGAATCGGTGTGAGGTCTGAGGTTTACTACGCCAACAAAAACCTAGCTGAACATGCTCAGTATGCTCGAAAATTGTACAACTCAGAAGCCACAGAGCTTGTCTCGCAAGGGTTTTCGAGGCTCATCGACGATCCAGCGGAACTGGTTGCTGACGACGCACACTTTAGATTTTTCATGGGCTGGTTGAAAGGAAAATAGGAATGCAATTTTTAGTCGAGGTTGATGAAATCGATTCAGCGATATTCGAAGAGTCTGGAGAGTTTGAGGCCAGTAGCGAGGAAATGAAATCGCGAGTGGATGCACTCCTGGAGGTGTTCGAAAGCAACGAGATGAGCACAG